AAATCAGTAATTTCACCAAATCTCCTTTTGTACCACGTATCATTTATCCCTAACAGTCCTTCCAGTACTGAGGCATTGGCTTTCAACGCCTCACTTAATTCCATCTTTTCCATAATATTTTTTATTTACCAGTTTCCAAATTGTTTTTCTTATAATCCTGCCATGAGTCGGCGAGCTGCCCCACCGAAGCGGAAGTGTAGAGGTCAAGTATATGAATCTCGTCATCGGCAAGCTCCACAAGCTCGTTCCGATAGATCTTCTCCGCAAGCACGTGCGCCGGAAGACCGGGCACGTTCCTGTAAATGCCGTCAGCAATATCCTTACGGATATCCGCTATCACCATATCCTGTCTGTCTATCCCCGTGAACAGGGGAAATTTTGTAAAATCAACTTTCATAATATTCTTAATTAAATACTGTTATCCGCAATAAAACATAACCCAATAATTGCCCATACATTTAACGAATCCGGACGCATAATCCAGATCAATGGAGGACATCTCTTTTCCTCCGGGGGCAGGCAGGATGCGCCCGCCTGTCAGTCTTACCCCGCCGCTCATACGTTTGAAGTATATGGTATGTCCCGGAACATCCGGAGGAAGTGTCACTTCTATATTACCCGTATTAATAAACATCACATTGTCATCATTGTTATTCAGGGAAGTGCTGACGGATATGTTCCTCCAGTTCCCCACTATGCCATGAAGAGACACATAACTGTCATTGTTCGGATGAAGGAAAATGTTACCCCCCTCCACGAACAGAGGAATGCTCAGGGTCTTGATGTGCATCCCGATCATGGCATTCGGACTCTGTATGTCAATTCCGGCATCATACGATATCCCTTCGATTGTGACAAATTTCGTGTTCCCTCCGATTTTTACACGTGCAAATGTCCTTTCGTTATAAAACTCTATCTGTCCGGCGGATAGGTTGAAACCGACATGGGAATCCGTCCCCTCATAAAGAGTTTTTGAGGACAACATACCGGAATCTATGGAAAACGGACCGATACGTCCGCTATCCGCCGTGATTTTTCCGCTGATATCCACATTGACCGCCCTGATACCGTCCGCATCAATCATGGACGCCTTGATCTTCTCGGTCAGCAACAGCTTGGTGGCGATAAAAGTCCAGCTCTGTGCTACCTCCCAGTATTTTATTTTTCCCGAAGCCACATTCTGTTTGGGGGTTTCCGTCGATACCGACGTATGCGAACGGATGCACAGGTACAGCAGGTTGTCATAAAGTACAATGTCGTAAAACTGCTGCCCTTGCTTGCCCTCCAGGTAAGACACAGACGCCTCCCATACACGCATACGCATGCGCGCCCCCTTATCTCCCTTGTCACCTTTTGGAGCAAAACTGACCTGTCCGGTTCTAGTCACCAACGGCATATCACCTCCTTATTCCTTGGTTGTGATGGTCCATGCCACGTTGCCTCCTGCCTGCTGGCACATGTCCCAAGTACACGTGCCGGAAGTGGCTGCTGTACCGGAAGTAGACGGGTTAAGGACTACTCCTGCACTGTCCATGAACACGAAATAGAAAGTCATGTCCTTGTACTTGGTGGTACTTCCACGCTTGACCAGAATGGGCTTATAGACCACCGTGTCACCACTTTCCCGGATGGTCTCGTCCTCGGGCGTGGGATTCAGGATCAAATCAAACGGATCGGACGCATCCATTACGGACTGCGTGTCCTGACCGATGAGCTTGCCGCCCTGGTACACCTCCGCCTTGAACACACCTGTCGTGTCAACCATATCGTTGGTGACGGTCAATGTCTGTGTGGTCTTTCCGCTCAGCACGCTCCACGCACCGTTGACCTGGTTGTACCACTTGTACGCCAGTCCGGTAGTGATCTCGTCACTGCCCATGCGCGCTACGGCTTTCAGAATGCAGCTCTGCCCTTTGTCCCGAAGGGTAAAATACTTGTTGTCACCGGCAATGATCGTCACATGCTTTTGGTTTCCGACCCCCTTGGTAATGGGGATGCTATAGACGAACTGGACGGTGTCGCTGGTATTCCCAACGGTCACGGTGGCTTCACCCTTGATGGTACAAGAGGCCGCTCCGCTCGCCTTGACCAGATTCTTGACGATCTGCAATCCGTAGTAATCCGTCGTACCGGGCTGGTAAGGGATAAACTTGAAATGTCCCGTCTCACCGCCAAACGTGTTGGTGGAGACATTGCCCGAGAACTTGATCTCGACATCATTGAAATACCATTTCATGGAGGAAGGAACCACCAGCCCTTCCGCCACCCGCGAAGAGGTGAGAATGAAGGACAAGACGGGCTTGAGCGAAGCGAAATCCGGTGCGATGTTCGTCGGCGCGGACGCTTCGCCCATATACTCCTGATACAGATCTCCCTGGTTACACTGGATGGCAGGCATGTATACGCCGCCCTTTTGCGAAAATATGACCTGTCCGGTCGCGCTGGCCAAACTCATGACGCTCCTCCTTCCCCGGTCGTTTCCGTACTATCCGTGCCTTCGGAGCTTTCGGTGTTGTCCTCCCCCCAAGAGGCAGGTGTGAATACTTCGACGGGATGGTCCGTACCGTCTATCTCTTCTTTCGCCGCCTGCGGGGTCAGGCAGACGCCGCCCGCTTCCTTGGCCCTGTCAAATACCGTGTCGCCGGGGAAACGTGCCACGTCCGCCTGCCACAATAATACATTGCCATCCGCTGTCCTGTTGCGGATATCGGTCAGATGCAACCGGTCGGCAACCTCCTTCGTTACTTTAATGTAAAATGCCATAATTCTATTGTTTTTAATGTTATCCAAATTTTCTTACTACTACCGCCTTGCCCCCCTGTGTGAGCACCTTGCCGCCTTGTGTCAGCGCCACGTAAGGGCCTCTGTCCTCCACCTCCAGCTTTAACATCATGCCGTTGCTGAAAGGTATCCTGGGAGAGTATCCGTCGGCAACCTTGGCATATCCGGCATCTCCGCTCTTCTTGACGTACCAGTGGCAGTTAAACATGGCGGATGGATTCGGGATAACCCCCATGGTATCCCGAATGACGGGTCTGGGAAAGATGGCGTAAGTCCCATCCGGAACACCCGTAGGTACGCCCTCCCAGTCGGCTTCAATCTTCGGAATCCTGCGGCGTATCACCGTAGAGACTGCCGGGTCCGATGTGCCCGGGGTTGATGCCGGAGTCCCGGAAGCCGCATAGGTGGCCTTGCAGACAATCGTGATGTCATCACCTATATAATTGCGGTCAATCTTATATACATTCTTGTTCAGTGATACAAACTCCCAGTCGTTGTCACCCGCTCCTGTGGTTATCGCCTCCAGCGCTCCCGTAGACAACAGACGGTACCAGAAGAACTTGCATTTGCCCGTAGCCGTCACGTCCGTGTCGCCTACCATCAGTTTAGCCGTGATGGTCTGTGCGGTGATGTCACGCACCGGGTTCCAGTCCAGCGTGGACGGGCTGTCTATCGTCAATACGGGGATCGCATCCGTACCGTCAACCGCGCGGACAAGACAGCTCATCTGAAAAGTAAACAGCTGTCCGGTACGTGTGTCGGCATATTCCGCGTAAAACTCCAGCGTGACGGGTTTTAGGACGGTGACATTTTTTTTCATTGTGATCTGTCCCTTGCTGTCACCGGACTCCGTAATGCTGTAGCCTGTGTTTGTCGATGTGATAAGTGTGCGTGTGGTTCCGATGCGCTCGTACCACTTCATGTTGGTCAGTCTGGAGTTGACCGCCCCGATTTTAGTCACCGCTTCCGGATCGGTGGCGTTGCACCGCGGAAACAGGACCAGCGGTGTCAGCGTATAGTCCGGAGTGTATTCAGCTTTGTCAGCCTGGTAGACCTGCATGTCCGGCACGCTGCCCACCACCTCGATGTTACAACTGGTTTGTAACAGCCGGTAGTTGATTTCTATTTTTCGTTGCTTTGTTGCCATTGTATAAAACCATTTTAAAATGTTACAAAATTCTCCGCCACTTCAAACTGCTGCCCGTCACGCAATAACGCCTGTGCTTTAAACGTACACACCCGCATGTTGGTATAATTCGGTCCGAGATCATCTATCGTCAGAGGAAGATTTTTCCCGGCGCCGGCACGCTTCACCGCCCATGCGTTATCTTCTGATACATTCCCGGTATCACGCGTCCAGCTCACATCAGCGTCAAGTATATGATCTGTCACGTCACGGTTGTACAGCTTGCCGGTAATATATAACGTTGTGGAAAAAGTCTCGATATCAAAATACCACCCCTTTGTGCTGCCGATCTCTATCGTAAATTCCGGGTTCCCTTCCAGCATCGCCCATCCGGCCGCCGCATATTGCGGTTCGTCGGCTGTTCCCGTCATCAGGCACTTCCATTTGCAGCCGTAGTGCCAAACCGTGTCCGCCCGCTCCTGCGTATTGGTGTAAGGATTGTCAGAGGACGCGACTTCGGCCGACCAAAAGCCACGGTCCACCAGTTCCTGTACGGGCAGTCCCTGCCAGTCCACCCGGTAAAGTTCACCGAAGATGCCGGCACGGGCGAATATGTACGAGTGCTTATAGTTGACGGGGAGATTGTCAAACAAATCCAAATTGGGCAAACGCCCCAATATCATGTAATAGTTGTTCTGTTCCAAGACAGGCTTCGTTACTCCTTCCAGCCAGACAAGACATTTATCCGTGGTGGCGGACAAATACCAGTAGCTTTGCCTGTCCTCATTGAAGGCGTTTCCTCTTCTGGTAATGATCGTCAACTCTGTGGGAGGATAGTTTTTACCGCCCGGCACCTCACTGTCCGGGTATGACAACACCGAGATGGAGTTGGCCGGGACATTCTTGGACAGCACGCGCATCCACGAGGCGTAATACTCCCCCGTTGAAAAGAGGTTGTTTACAATCCCGTACACTATATCACCCTCCTGGAATGCGGTGAAGTCATTCTCCCAGCGCTTGCGCAATTTCAGGGTATAAGTTCCGTCGCTCTCTAAAGCCACGGACTCAATGACTCCGTTCTCGGAATATGAGGTGTCGCCTTCCTGTGCGTTCAGACGGTTATAGATGATTTCCTTGAACACTGCGGAGCCGCGTACCTCAAGACGCTCGAACTGACCGCGCCCGTCAGGATAGATACCGGCACCTTTACCGGCAATCATGGAGTCGATGAACTTGCCGAACTTCAATAAGAAATTTGTTCCGTCCGCTTGATCCTTACGAAGGAACATTACTAAGGAGCGCAATGCGGAATACACGTTATGGTCTGTCGCAGGGGTGGAGTCGTGGCTTCCGATCACATACACACCGCTGCCACCATCGCCCGTATAGGTCTGTCCCTTTAGGGTAAGGCTCTCAACCTTTTCCTCCAGCTCCCCGATACGAGAATAGGCGGCGGTTTCCCCGACAGTATATATAGGGGAATCATAAGCTAAATCAAGATTGAATTCAAATCCGATAACCCTTGACTGCCTTCCGTTCTCGAAATAAGCCTTGTTGATAAGGTTGACCTTTTGACCGATGCTGTAGAGGTTGTGAATGCCATCCTCACGGTATGCGTCATTTGACATCATCGTGCAGCCATAGGTACTCGGGTCTATCTTGGATTTGGCAGCGTACTTTTCAGTCTTTTCCTTCAGCTCCTGCTCGGCGGCACCCACAAGCCCAAGTTCGGTTATTTTCGTGCTGTCCCAGCCGGAAAGCACATATTCATCTCCATCCTGGGGAAAGAGTACATCACCGGGAAGCGGTCTGCCATAGTCCTCATTCCTGACTATCTCCCAAAGCTGTGCCTCAGGGTTCCATCCGCCATCCTCCAATTTCTCCGGCTTTCCCTCAGGATTGAACTTCACGGCGAACTCCAAACCGTTGAGAAGCCCGGACGCGAAACGTATCCTCAGCTCCTGACCGGGGAGGATATATTTCTCGGAAAAGTTAACACCCGTGTCCCTAAAGCGGTAGGCATTCCATTTTTCCTCGGTGGTTGTACCGTCCTCATTCTCCACCTTGTCCGTCACTTCGATAGTGGTGACATCCGACATGATGCCCGTTCTTCGGGGATAGACTTCATCGAAGATAACCACCTGCTCGACGGCTTCCTCGGTAGTCATATCAGGATAAGCGTCAATGTAAGGAGTGCCTTCGGGAAGCATCAGCCTGCGCTGCACCACGCCGTTCACAACCACGGTCTCGTCAATGGGGCGGTAGTCTGCCGGTATGTTACGGGTGGAACCAAAAGCGTAGATACGGGTGGCATAGGTGGACTGGGATTCTGACTGTGACATTTCCTGCACGTTTTTCCCGATCTCGAAATCCACCGCGTCACCGGACTCACAACGCCCGAAATGGATGATGTTTTCAGTCACCCAACATTCGCAATCCCATTTCTTCGCCATCTCAAAACAAGCGTCAAGGATGTTGATGTTGTCGTAACTCATCAACTGGGACTTGTTTTCGACTGTGGAATCAATGGAGAAAACAAAATCTTGTCCTTTATACGCATAACCAAGAGCTTTCAGATTTCTAAGGACTATACCGACTTGTACGTCAAGCGGAGCGGTCAGGTTCCAGGACGCTTCCTGTCCGGCCGTCTCCGGGGTATATTTGAAGATTTTGTTTTTCCATTTCCAGTAGTAGGCGTCAAGTCTTAATTCGTAATCGTAGCCGGCGGTATTGGTGTTGAATGCGGGCTTCTGCAAGTCGCACACCTCGAACAATCCGAAGTTACATTCCACGTATGAGCCAAGTTTGAAATATATGGGATTCTCTAAGGAGAACTTTAACATGATGTAGTCCTCCTTCATCAGAGTGAACTTACGCTTGCAGCCTTCATTGATCAAAGTTGTAAGCTGGATAGCACCGGATATGTCTTTGATGTCGATTTGTTCCATAATTAAGTTTTGTGTGCCTTTACACAATGCTGAACAAAAGTATATATTTTATTTGAAAATCAAATAGAATATCAAGGGAAATTTCTGTTATTGGGATTAGGCTCATTCAGCTTCAGCACGAATTTTCCTATGCCTTGCATGAATTGGCTGAACTGGTTACAGGAAATATAAATAGTCCTGTAAACTATATTGGGCTGATACTTTGTCTTTATTTCAAGTATTCCTTTATCCAACTCATTACAAAAGCTGTCATACCTTGCAAAGAATGTATCTTTATCAGGGGCTGTCAGGTTTATCTGTAATGTAAGATCGCGCTCGTCCTTTTTGGGATCAGCTGTTATCACACGCTTTCCATGCTCCATTCGGCTCTTGTTCTCAATGAACTCCTTATTGGGTGCTGGGGTCATGAGGGCGGACAGTGCAGTGTCATCCATGCTTATTCCCCATGTGGTATAAGCGTCCTTTCCATTAATAAACAGTTCTTCTTGTGGCATATTTATATACTTTTTGTATTTTTCGCTATTTCGTCAAGCTTGTCTCCAAACTTATAAATTAGTTTGGTGTATTTGTTAATACTTTCAAGGTGACCGTTGGATGAAATCATCAGATTTCTTATCTCAGTCAACATTGTATTGTTGTCTTTGGCAAATGAGGATATGGCTTGTGCCACCGCCAGCGTATTCAGCATGGCATTTTTTATTTCTTCTCCTGCAATCTGCAATGCTGTAAACCTACCGCTTAGTTCTCCTGCATCTTCATGTGTCATTTCAGTGCCGAACCCTCTTGATGAAGAAGATTGGGAATAGGACTCCTGTGAAATCTTGTCATATCCGGTTGCTGCGGCAAGCTCGTCACGGAGCTTCATGGCTTCGTCCACATAACCCATGTATTCATCCATCAGCTCCTTACGCTCATTATTGTCAAGCGTACCATCATCCTTCATGGCTTCACCGAATTTATCATACCATGTCCTCAGTTTGTCACTAAACTGTTCACCGATGGCATTTGACAGCATCGCCTGCATGAAATATTTGGATATGTCATCAGCAAAATTCTCCGCACTCTTCTCCATATCCATCAGACTGCTTATAAAACTGTCATACATGGAATCGAATGACATTCCGATCAGGCCCTCATAAAGACTGTCGGTCAGTTCTTCCAGTTTTCCTGCCTGCTCTATATAATCATCCAGCTTGTCGGTAACACGCTCACCGTAACCTCCCTTACCGGAAGATTCCATGATATCCCATAACCATACGTCCGACCGTAGAGCCTTCATCTGTTCGGGGGTCAGATTCCACAAGGAATCGGTGCCGGAGAAATCCTGCATGCCGGTAGCTTTTCTTGCGTGTTCCAGCATTTCATCCGTCCATTTCAGATAATGCTGCCAGCTGCCGTGGCTCTTATGATATCCGGCTTGCTCCTTTGCTATTTGCAGATAGTTTTTATTGACTTCCTCCTGATACTTTACAGCTTCCCTGTAAGATTCAACCGATTTCATTCCCTTGCTTGCCTTCATCTCGTCAGTCAGATCCTCGATGGCCGTTTGCAAAGTTTCATTCCTGTCCGTCAGCCTGTCTATCGTTTCCTGTACTTCCTTGGCGTTTCCACCTATTCCAAACAGGGAGTTGAAGCCTCCGAATGAGATTGCGTTCAGGATGTTTCCTATGCCGTTCCTCAATGACTTGCCGATTGTGACAAACAAATCCCCTGACAAGACATCACCGATAATTCCACTGACAGCGTTCAGAACAGCATCAAGCAGACCACCGACAAGATCACTTAATCCGTCTTTGAGTACGTCAATGATGGACAGAATCCATCCGACAATGGGAACCTCCTTAAGAGATTCTGACGTTTTTCCTATGACATCCTTGAATCCGTTCACGGTTTTGATAATTCCGCTATATGCGTTATACAATCCACCGGATGAAATCTGCTGCAAGCCTCCCAACAAATTTTCCATGCTTGCTTTCAGTCTGGTGGCGGTATCAGTCACATTACGCTGGGCCTGATTGGCGATATCAGTCTGTGTCTTCACATTGGCGGATGCAATGTCAGCATTCTGCCGTGCTGTTTCAAGAGCGTTTGCTGCGGCTTGTTTCTCACTTTCCGTTCCGCCCTTCTGCGCTTTGGTGTAATCATCCTGTGATTTCTTTAGTCTTTCCAAAGCAGCTGTTTCAATCCCTATGGCACTGATACGATTCTGTTCTGCTATTTGATAGGCTTTTACATCCTCTCCAAGTTTCTTGAAGTTGACTCCACTTGTACCACCCAAAGACTTTTCCATCTGGCTGATGGCGTCAATCAATGATTTCTGGCTTGCCTGATCGGAGTTCTTGAACTTGTCAGTCCGTACATATTTTTTCGCTTCGTCCAAGGCGGGCTTTATCATGTCGGAAAACATGGAACCAAACTCACCGAACACAGTAACCCAATCTATATTGGCTTTTATGGCTTCTGTTTCCTTGTTCTGTATGGCAACATCACGTTGTTTCTCCAGTAACTTTACTTGTGCACTATTAACACCGTTTTCTTCCTGTGCTTTCCTTATTTTTTCCGCATACTCTTGGGCGATAGCCAATTTCTGCTGCTGGAACGTGCCATATTCTTTCAAGTAGTCGTTCAAAGCCTGTTGTTCGGCTTTCAGCTGTCCTTCAGTTACATCGGAAATATCTTTATCTCTCATACTTTCGGCATTGGTATAAGCTTCTGAAATTTTCTGTGCCTGCTTGTCGGTCAGCTTACCGTTACCGGCTTTGCTCCATTCTTCCTCCTGTTTTCTTATCGCATCAATCTGTTTCTGATAATCAAGGTCAATCTGTTTCAACTTCTTTTCCGTGCCTTCTCCCATCAGGTTGATTTCATCCTGTTGGTTCTGACGGTGAAGTGAAAGAAGTTGCCCGTCTAGCTTTTCCTGATTTTCTTTTTGCTTTTTTGCTAGATTTTCCTGTCTGGTCAGTGCGCTTCCGGTTACTCCGCCCAGCTCCTTGTATGTCTTTTCGGATGCCTCCATCTTATCTTTGGCTTCTTTCACCTGTTTCGATGTAGCCGTCTGATCTTTGATTAAGGCCTCATACCCTTTTTTCGCTTTCTCCCATTCGACTTTAGCATTTGCCAAATCCTCTTGATATGTAGTTTCTTGTGTTTCCTGTCTGTTCTCAACTTCCAATTGGGTATTGATTTCTGACAAGACATCTTTTCTTGCGTTTACCAATTCATTCTTCAGGTCTTCGATACGCTGTGCCTGAACCTTCATTTCGGAACGGTTGTTCTCTTTCCTTGCCAGATTATAAGCCCATTCTGCACTTTTTATTTGTTGTTCCAAAGATTCGACTATAGCCTGTTTTGACTGTGTTCTGGATTTTGAAACCTCTTCATTATATGCCTTCCAAAACCCAGTCAAGTCATGTATATGACCTTTCTCATCGACATACTTCTTAAAAAGTACAGGATATAGTTTCTCAATGTCTTTTAAGGCTTTAAGTTTAGTGGTCTCGGCTTCCACCTCGCTATTAATGGTGCTAACAAGACCTTCCAAAGTACGTTTCCGATCTTCTTCGTCCGTGTCTAGTTTTTCTATTTTCTTGTTATACGAGTCCAAAGCACGTTCAGCAGATGTTGTGCTGTCGGATAATGCCCACATGGCAGCTCCAAGCCCTACAACTGCCGTTGCCAATAACACATACGGATTAGTAAGCATGACAGCGTTCAACGCTTTTTGTGCTGTTGTCTGCAAGACCAGCCATCCGTAGTGGGCACGTTCCGCTACAGTCTGGGCAGCTATGCCGGAGGTTTGAAGCGACTGAATGGCTGTTACGGTCATGACTGCAACCCTGTATGAACCGTATGTAGCAACAAGTCCGGTCAATAACCGACCTACCTTCTCATAGTTCTCCACCAGGTAAGACATGCCGGACAAGGTCTTGTTGATGACACCCTCGTTTTGCTTTCCGATTTTATTGAACATGGTGTCAATTGCATCTTCGATATTGCTTATTTGTCCGGTAATGGTTTTGGATTGTGCTTCCATCAGACCGCCGAATTTGCCGCCTTCATTGGTCATGGATTCAATGGCCTTCTGCACTTCGGGGAATCCTACTTTTCCTGCTGTCACAAGTTCGCCTACCTTGTCTTTGGTTACTCCGAATTGTTTGGCAAGTTCATCGGCCAATGGAATTCCACGTCCCATAAACTGACGTAGGTCCTGTGTGAAGAGCCTTCCTTGTGTCATGGTGGTACCATACAGCCAGACCAGATCGTTCAAAGGGATGGATAGTCCTGCCGCGATATCCCCAAGCTGGACAAGCGTATCATTCACATCTTTAGCCTCCGTACCATAGGCTAACAGTTGTTTCGCACCATTGGCTACATCCTGAAGGTTAAATGGAGTGATGGCGGCGGTACGTACCAGTTGGGACATTAGTGTGTCCGCCTGTCCCTTGTTTCCAAGCATTGTCTGGAATGCCACTTCAAGCTGCTGGAACTCGCCACGTACACGAGCTATGTCACTGATGAGCTGCTGCGCTCCAAGACTGATTCCGAAAGTGGCTGCGGCCGTGGTCAGTCTTCCGAATATCTTCTCAATACTCAGCCCACTTTCTTCAATTTGTCTTGATGTGTTGCGTACTCCGTTGCGTGCTTCTTCTAGCTTGCGTAAAAAGTTGGAGTTATCCCCAGTTATATCAAAATGCAATCCAGCCATAGTCTTTTCGATTTGATGGGTATCATGTGCATTGACATGACATTTGTTCTATTTTTCTTGTTATAAAATTATAGACCCCGTAATTTTTTTGACCGATTATGAAAATATTGTTCTGTTTTTCCGATTCATTCCTCAAGCAGGGCTTTGATACGTTCCCTGTTCTTTGGATTCCCGGCATCGATTATTTCTTCTGAACCAGATATTCCGAGTTGTTTCATTTCGTCAGAGGAAAGATATACAGTCGTGATGGCATCAGCCATTAACATCCTTAGATTGATATAGCTGATGCCCCATACTACATAATCAAAAGTCCATCCGTATCTTTGGCAGGCAAAGTCTATCATTGTTCCGTAGGTACTGTTGCCTCCGAATGAGATACTGCCATTGTTCTTTTTTACTTTGGCTATCCGTTTTCTTTCCGTATTTTCTTTGTCTATTCCGAAATGCCGCAGGAAGGTATCCATATTATCACTTGTAAGAATGAGAACCAGTATGGTAGCAAGTTCCTCCTCAGAGAGTGTTCGGGAAAACAATTTTGTACGCTTATCCACCTTGCTATTGTCGAACAAATCGTTCTTCCGGTTGAACGTGGAGTAGGAGAGTATGCGGCAGACAATATCACGTTTCGTTTTGCAGATCCTTATGGCTTCCATATAAGGATTGGTGGAAACAACCTGTTTGTTTATTTCGAGGGAATCAAATAATCTGGTCAAAAGATACATTTTGCCGAGTGTGACGGGATGGATAAAGAAAGACCGCTTGCCAACGGTAAAGCCGGTAGGTCTTTCCATGATGGCGTCGGCCACATCCATCTCAATATTTCGCTCTTTGTCATTCATAAATCATAAATTTGATGCAGGTTTATCCTCCAACCTGTAAAGGACGTCTTTCCGTTTGCCTGTTCTCTGAATGGAAAATTATCATCCGGCAGAAGTGTACACCGCGTTTACTTCAACTGTTTCCCCATCTTTAACAGTAGCGGATGTCTGTGTAGGCAGTGTTTTTCCTTCGATATCTTTATATATGATTGTCACAAGACCGGCTTTTGTGGTAATTGAAGTACCGCTATGATGCCAGTCCGTTTCTGTAGATAATTTCCACATGCCGGCTCCGCCATCATCTGTGATGATCACTCGAAGGCTGCCGGCACCATTAAAATTTACGACTTCGAATTTTACCTGATTGCCGGTCTTAGGTTTCAATACGTCAGCGGTATATTTCCACTTGGTGCCATTATCTGTGTCGTATGTATCCTCCAAGGACAACACGCTTCTGTCGATTATGATACCTTCAACAGTTTTGTCTTCAGGCTGGAGCTTGACAGCGTATTCACCTGTAATCACACCATCTGTATCTTCCACCGGTTTTCTACGGCCTTTGCCAGCCCGGATTTCAAACTCAAACGTATAGGTGTTTGCCGCATACTTGACAGCCTCGTTTTCTCCACCTTCAATCTTGGCCTCTTTCTTCGCACCTTTTGTAGGTGTCAATTTTGTAGAGTTCTCGACAGGTGTCGGTATATCAATCCAAGATGAAGGAGCTTCTCCGCTGCTTTGCAGCTTTCCAATTTTGATAGTACATTTTCCCCAAGATAATTCCATGATCTTATTCGTTATTGAATGAATATAATAGTTTATTGTTAATGAAGTGCTCGTTCTTTCCGTTCACTTCAAGCACCCTTTGTTTATTCAGCGTGAAGCGGTAGCTTTCTCCATGCCCTGTTTCCAATACTTGGATAGCGACTTTGCAAAGTTCTCTACAGCGTGCATCATTCATTTCCGCCTCGCCATTACGGATATTGTCCTTTACATAAATGTTCACATTCACGAAAGCTTCCTGTATCTGTCCGCTTCCATTTTCAAGGATTGATATGACTATATCCTCCCTGTCAGAGTTGGATGGTCTTTTTGATGCCTTGCAAAGTTTTCCGTTCACGACTTTTTCCAAAAGGGAACCTTTGATGTGTTTGTAAATATCATCTTTGATTTCAATATCAGACTTCATCATGATGCAAGTTGCTTTTTCAGTTTACTCATCATTCCCGGTAGTTCCTTTCTTGCAAACAGTTCGGCGGATGCAAGTACATTCTTATTTTCCATTGCTTCCACAAATTCAGCATAGTTCATTCCGGCTACTACAACAAGTGCGTAGCCATTCGCGAATTTTTTAGACAATTCCTCAATAAGTGCCTTGCCTTTCCTGACTCCCTCATTACCTTGTCGTACTTGTGTGAAATCTGAGTATTCAAGTATTTTTCCGTTGTGGATAATGGCATAGCCAATCGAACTGCGTAAGTTTCCTGACCGGTCATACCAGCTTATCTCCTGCGGTCTGTTCCTTGCTTCGATCACACACAATTCTCCAAGGTAGGAGAGGGCGCGGACAGTTAACATTTCAACACGTTCTTTTTCCTTATTGATAAGGGTGTCTATCCGACTTGCAGGTGTCGTCATTTTTATACCCATAGTTTCGCATATAGTTGATAACGATGAAACCCTTTGACCTCACATTCTCTAACGATATCTCCTGACAGGAATAACTTCACATGATCTCCAACAGTAAATTCCCGGCATTCAGCATCAAGACGTATCGTGGCTGAATAGGTACGGACTGCTCCGTCCTCAAATTGCTTTTGTTCAGCTTTTCCGGCCGGAACATTCCGGCATGGGATATCACCTTCCCATCGGCTTTCACCCTGGTGGTAATCGCCGTTCTTGTCTTCGTAACCGGGAGTGGTAATAAGATATTGCAGCTTATGTGGTCTATCATCAAGTATCATGATTATTTTCCTATATAGACTATCGGTTCACCAATGTTTTTTTCTGTTTCGCCTATTGAATTATAGATGCCGTTGGCTAACGTCAGTATATTATCCTTGTCAGATAGACTTAAGGAAACATCTCCTTCTGTAAAGTTGGGCATCTGAATCAGGCTCATGAGACAGTCGGCCACAGCACCTTTGAACGGTTTGCTTTTAAGAATGTCGATGGTGCATATTTCATTTCCGTCCAGACTTCTTTCAAGCAAACGGTTTTCAAAGAAGCCACTACTTAATTTGTAGTGGACTTCATCTTTCAATGCTTGCAGGACAGTTTTCATACATTATTCAGACTTGTGTGATTCCACTGTGGCTTTTAAAGTGGCTTCATCTTCATCGTTCAGTTCGTTGACACGGGCGATGATCTTTTCATCGGCAGATTTCGCAGTCAGCTTGCCACCGGTTATCTTGTTAAGCTCCTGAACGAACTCCGTTTTTTTGTAGGTATGTCCCCAGATGGTGACTTTCACATCTGTTGAATCTTGGGCCTCCTTTTCTGCGTCAACAGTTTGTGCATCGGTGATATCCTGATAATAAATCTGGTCTACTCCTTCAATCACGGTAAGCGCAAGCATCTGTCCTGCGGTAGTTTCCACCAAAGGGTTAGCGGTTCTGAAACGGCTGATAAGTTTCATCTCATCAACTGTGGTATAAACCACTCCTTCCACCGGGCTTGTCTTTTCTGCTAATGTCCCCCAGACCAAACTGCCGACATTTTCGGTAGTCAGATAAACCAAGCGGTTTGCGTTCCACGGTTTGTAAGCCTTGCGTACACCGTTTTTCTCATAAATGATCGAACGGTCAATCTTCAGGAATCTGACACCGTTATATTGGTCGGCGAAAGCCTCGTCAAACAATGATGAGGTAGGAGTGGGCAGCGAGGTATCACTGTCGAAAATCTGCCCTCTGTATGTGGCGGCGAGTTCTTTGGCTCCTTGTGTCTGGCGCAGTTTTTTGTAGGTTGACAGGGCGATACAGATGACTGATATGGAATTGCCGTCTCCGTCAGCTGCGGCGAGCACACGTTCTATGTCATCCAAGGTTATCTCGCCGGGAGTGGTCACACCAAATCCGTTTTTCGGCAGGTAACCGAAATTGACACGCAGTGCTGTTCCGACATTGGTCAGATCCTCAACCGCTACAACCCCCTCGCATAAGGCTGTCAGAAAATTCGCCTCATTGGATTCGTCCAGCCCGATGGAGCAGAACAAAGGGTCTTCCGTCAGTTTGGATGCTATTTGTGTCCATTTTGCACCCTGGGCCTTCATGATGTTGATGGTATTGATGTCGGATTCTTCCATTACACGGGAGATACCCTGTTTGGGCAGTGTGCCGCTGGCATGGGCCAGTGAATCACGCTTCTTGATGGGAAGCGGAGAGTTCATGGAAACGGTGTCCGCTCTTACGTATGTGGTATCGATAGATGCGCTGGTCCATTTCTGGTCAGCGGAATATACTTTACGTAACATGGTCTTATGCAAGTAAGTGCGTTTTTTTGCACCATTGCGCTCGCCTCTCTCTTTTTCCACGATATTCTGTAACTTCGGGAAAATACGCTTGGATAAATCTGCAAATTGTGATGCAATCATTTTATTTTTCCTCCTTTATTTTTAATCGTGCATGAAATATAATGAAGGCAGTGCGGTCTTCAAGGCAGCTTTGATACTGTCAATAGGGTAGGGCAGGGCCTTGTCGTTGATCTCTCCGTCATATTGGATGGCTCCTCTTGCATCACTTGCAGGTGTCGTGCGCACCCATATTCCAGCATATTCGTAATTCTCAGGAAGTGAGGAATACGCATTATCTGACACGGGCATGGGCTTGTAGTCATATTCATCATTTGTACTGTGGATGATAATATGTCCGGCTTTTACATATTTTTCATTGAAGCCTTCCATGTTCAGAGAGCGGCCACCGATAATTCTTCCACCTTTGCGACGGATAACCACTGAATCCATTCCGGTCTCAAACGATTCAAGCTCGTTTGACAAATTTACTGTTCCTGGCATTGTCCTTTACTTTTTTTGATGCGGTTAGAAGTTATTGACAATACTGTCAATTTCTGCATCCGTTAATAATTCAATTTCTTTATCAGGCTTTCCTGTTCCTGCCGCAGGCGGCGTTCCCAATGTGGAGAGGCCGGCATCGGCACGTTCCTGGTTGTAAGCCTTTAAATCCTCTTCGACTTCAGATAGAAACTGTTCGAACTCCTCGTCATTCTCAAAGTTCATTTTAGAGAAGCTTTTTAATGTGCGGTTGCCGAATGTGCCTGTATCTTTCAAGAGACTTTCAAGTTTGCTTTTGCGCAAGGAGCTGGTCTTCTCTCCCTCCAATGCAGCAAATCGGGCATCCTGTTGTTCTCTGTAAGCTTTGAACCATGCAGGCTCTTCGTCCTTGTTTTCCTCTTTGTCTTGGGGTTTCTTCTTTGAAGCTGGTTTCGGAGTATCATCCGGAAAGTTGTCATTCGGTTCATCGTCCGGTTCCGCTTCGGGGTGGTTTTTCTTCCATTCGTCAAGCAGACGGTTGGCTTGCGACTGGCCGAAAGTGAGGTAGGGGAGAACCGCTTCGATCTTTTCGTCAATCTCTGCGTTTACATCCTCTTCGGAGGCATCTTCTTGGGATTCAAGGTTATCGGCAATCTTGGCGGCGATACCCTTTAATTCCTTTGAGTTGAACCCTAACGCCTTCGCTTTAAGTTTCAACTTTACAAAAACTTGTTGTCTTCTGTCCATTGTAGAATGAATTTTAAGTTATTAGATAAAATAGTCTGCACGGTAAATGTATGCCAGCAGACTATTTCCGTAGAACTTAAAAACACTCTTAGAGCAATGAGCTTTCATGTCCTGTTGTGCTATAATGAAACGGGTCACAACGTGGCGTACATCTCCATACGCTATTCATATGCAAATATACTAATTTATTTGAATATCAAATAAATTAATCGCTTTTTTATGATAATTAGTGTATCTTTTTAGTATGTTCGCTGGTTATATGGCAGGAAATGCCAAGCTATCACCAAGGTTTTTTGGACACCACTGAGTCTTTAACTTAGCGGCAGTTAATTAAATTGTTTGTTATGGATTTTATGGGATAAAATGATGATATATGATTAATATACAATATTCGTAAAAAACTTCGAGATTTGCAAACAAATAGCAGGTGATTTGGCTGATGAGATTGGGAAAATAGTTCGTCAAGATGTTGTGCCAAAGTTTTCTAATTCGGAAACTGCTGCATCGAATATTATTTTTGAAGTGGACATGATTGGTTTTAAATCTTCCTTGAACAGGCGGAAAAAGACCGTGAATATTGGAAGAAATCAGGTAATAAGGCTATCATGAAAAAGATAACCGATTTGCTGAAAGATATCGCGGAGTACCCATATACAGGAATCGGCAAGCCGGAGCCATTAAAATATGAATTAGCCGGATATTGGTCGCGGCGGATTAATTCTGAACATCGTATCATCTATTCGGTGCATGATGATATAGTAACAAATATACTGAATTTCTATGAGATATCGTTATAACAAGTGAAAAAACGTAATACGAAGCGAAGTAAAAAAAACGCCTCCAATATTAATATTAATTAGAAGCGTTGATTTAAATGTTAAGCCTTAAAAGCTACATCGTGTCCAAGTCCTTTAGGGATATTCAATAAATGATCCTAACCCAAAATCCTGAATAAGCGTTTTGCTTCATCATAAGTAAAATGATTGAAAGATTAGAACAAAATTTTTGATTAAGAGTTTAACTTCGTGATGGTTCTTTCGCATCCAAAATAATCCAGTACATAAAGAGGAAATGCGCTTAATACTGCAACTTCGGGGCATTTATGACAAATGTGTTTTTCTAATTGTTTTGAAAAGATAGCTTCCTGCGATATCAAAGAAGTAGGCATAGTAAAAGCATCATTGACAAGAGCATTAGCTTTGCATAAATGGGCAGTAATCAGTTCTTGCCAAACTGTTTTTGTATATGAATTTACATTTGATAATTGTGGTCTGCTATCTGATGCAGCGACACTTTTGTAATGAGGTTCTTTCAAGCATTCTTCCTTGTTATGACATTCTTCTTTATATGGACAATTCTTACGTTTGCATTTTACTGTCAAAGACTTAAAGCTTTCTAAATCCTTGAAATGTCGTATGGCTTCCACCATTGGATAACTGATGTAAAGCATTCCTTCTTCAGTTTCGTCATTGAAGAGAGAAAGCATTTCTTTTATTTTATTGTCATCTGCCAACGTAGAATGAGCATCATAGTCAAAAAACAAATATATATAGGCAAAACTGTCTCGAGTGTAATTTTCTAGAATTTTAGCGTTCTCTGCTGTACGTTCTTTTAATAAGGAAACTATATCTATTGAAAACTCTTTTTCTTCTTTTATGGCACGATATAATTGGTATATCTCGGCATCAAATACACATTTTATGGAATTCGTTTTGCCCAAGAAATTATGCTCTAATTTCTCTATGAGTTTACTTTCTGTTTTAACTCCCTCAAAGATAAAAAGCGTTTTTTCCTTATTCATCATAAAAAGCTCCTGCGCGATAAATTTTTTCGATGTTATGACCAAAACGCAATTCTTTGTCCGTACAATCAGCCAAACACTTAATTTTGTTATTGTTTAGTATAAAATTGCAGTCTGGACGTAATAAGTCATTCGTCATCAAATATGTGTTATGTGACGATGTGAAAATCTGACAATCCAATGCAAACAACCGCCTGCACACCTCAAAAGCTAAGCGAAAATGATAGAAAGCATCAAACTCATCTATAAAGACAAACGAGGCTTCATCCATACGTTTCAGCCAAAAATACAATAATTGTAACGACTGTGTACCTGTTGATGCTACTAGTCTAAATGGAACTTCATTTTTATCTATTTGGCAAAGAATCTGCTTATCCGTAATATTATGTGCAATAAACTGGAAAGTCTGACCGCTTACTTTATGTAAAAAATCGGAGAAATCATCAAGTAGATTGTTTGTGATGATAAACTCATCCAACATTATTATATTTGTTTCAAGTCCAATAAATTCACGGACATCAAGATTCCTGAACCAAAGCATGGAGTTGACAAACCTGTTGAGTTTGATCAGATAATGTTCTGAATTGAGTGGATAAGATGTAAGCAGGAAGTTGATTACAGACACATTGTTGGCATTGCTCTGAAAGTTCTTTTCTATACTTTCGTCCATAGGGAACTGTTGCTTGTCAATACGAAATAAATTATTCTTCCGTTCAAAAATGTTCATCCTATTTACAAAAAAGCTTTCCTCTACCAGTACTCCGGCAGCATTCTTGGCATATATGTAATCTATTGTGTCATTGTCAAATTTGAATGTGTATTCAAATTTGACGACTCCATCATTGTTACCTGCATAAATGAAATTCACATAGTAATCTATTTTCTTCCATTTCGGAGATAAATGATTCTCTATATCGAATATAGCCAAACTAAAATTCGTCTTGCCTGATCCATTTGGACCATATATGATACCATTCTTTATGACACCATCTTTAATCACAGATCTGTTAAACTCATAATTGGCAGGATTGGATAAATCCCACTCAATACGATTGGCAAATCCTCTATAATTTGTTACTGCAAATTTTGTTAGCATATTGATTTTAACTTGATTCAATAGCAAAGATACGTATTATTTTGATAGTTCCGTAATTTTTTTACGATAAAATCAAAGGCTAATCATTGTTTTTTCTGAACGGGTTGAAATCCGGGTCTTCATCTTCATCAACCACTCCGGTCAAATAGAGATTGGTGTTAGCTTCATCCTGCCAACGCTCAAAGACCACGCGGTCGGCTTCATCCTGACGCTCACGTTCTTCGGGTGTCATAGTGTCACGTTGGGAAGCGATACGCTTGTCTACTTCCTTTTCTCTTACCCTTTCTTCATCTATTTCTTTGATAACTTCATCTATGGAAGAGTAGCAAGCTTTTGCATAGCTGCATTCTGCACCATCATACTTAAAAGTAACGACTTTATCAGTTTCACTTATTATTTCGTATTTCTTCTGCTTTTTCATTGCTCTATCAAAATAATTCTGTAAATACCATCTTCCTCTATTCTGCGTTTTTTAACCAAGAATTTCGTCCGCCTATCGAACATAATTTCATGTTGGTTTTCTAATGTAAAGATACCATTAAATTCCGATATTTTACTAATATTTCGCCCATTTTTACTCTGAATTTCAAAGATAACCCTTTTATGGCTTTTAGGTACTCCGGCATGGGAAACAAACTTTCTTGGAGTATCTTCATACAGGCTGGAAGACACAAAACCTTTATCCGAAACAACCTCTCCGATATGGTTAAGAAAACGTTCTTGTAGTTTCTTCATACTCATGGTTTCACCACGATATACAATTCCTTCATGCTTGGGGAGTTTGGCAAGAGCCTGACTTATCAATGTACTTGCCACATCCACATACTCATCGTCAGTACCATTGCGAAGCCTGCGGTTAATTTCACGGCTGGTGGCTCCTTTGTTGGTTTCTCCTACAGCCTGTGTGTAGGCATTTACAGCAGCCTGCTGTACTTCCGGGATATTGGGATAAGTCTGGTTGTAATATTCCACACGGCTCATGGCAAGATTAGTCCTACGTTTCCGCACAAATGCTTTCTCTGTCTTGTTATAGACATTTACCTTGAAATCTTCACGGATATACTTCCCATTATCCCGAATGAAATAAGGGGAGTTATCCCAGCTTTTAGCTCGATGAATATTATCGTTTATCCAGACCTTGAAACTATTCGGCACATCTTTCACTTCGTTCACACTTTCAGTACTTGCTTCACTACGTCCGTCCCATTCCCAAAATTCTTCTTCTGTTTTGAGGATAGGAATTTTATAGCATCTGCAATTAGACCCCCAAAAGCATTTCCCATTGCGACGGATATACATGATATGGTTTTTCTCCAGAGTAAGGTCATATACAAACCCATCGTAATGCTGAATCTCTTTATGGAACACTGTCGCCGTGACGGAATAGCATTCACGGATTGAATAACAATCGTAGTTTGAAGTTATGATACTTCCGTTGCTTTTGTGCGACACTCCAGCCTTGTTCACTGAAAAGGACGGACGATTCCCGGATTTCAGAATAAGCTCAGACAAATCCCCTGCCATACGTTCAGATACGGTAAAATAGAGGATTTCATCCTTGTCTGACTTAAACTCTGTTCCATGATTACCTACAAAAGATTTGCATGGTCGCCTGTATCCATCACAAAGCATAAAGGCATTAAGAAATATTCTGATCTGTCTGACAGATGCATTCTTTATCGCAGACGGTATAAATTTATGGGAACACTTGCCGAATATTTTCAGATAATTCCTTATTGGAGTACTATAAAATGCAACTTTTTGCTTGTCTAAATGTGGCTCAAATCCGATACGCTTCACGCAGTTTACAATTCTGTCCCGTGCAGGCTCACCTTCTTGTTGGGAGATAACAACCCCGGCGTTTCCCATTGTACTCCCGCCTGAAAGCCAATACCCCATAAACTCACAAAACAGGTCAAATGGTATTCTGATGTCGTCTATCTCATAAAATGCAACATCTTCCGACTCATATTCGCATCCTCTATAAAAAGCCCCTTTCCCCTTTGTGTACTCTTTAGCTTGGCAGTTCTTTATCCTGCCATCATTCTTGTTTAAATAAACCATATTATGTTCCGGTGTGACCAAACAGTCCAATGATTTATTGAAAAAGTGTATCATGTCACCATTATATCGGTAACACTGCCTATCCGTAAACTCTACCCACTCAGGTGTTCTGTTAGTAGGATTCAATGACAATATCAAATCATCATCAAATACATCTTTAAACAGTTTCCACCCTCTGTTTGTAAGCACTTCGCTGTCATCGGAATAACAATTCGGGTGCCAACCAACCCAAGTAAAATCCTTGGGATATTTCCCGGCAAGGGATTCGCATACAGTGCAAGGAAACTCTCTTCCGGAGCGTTTGATTTCATAACCTACCACAAAGTCCATTTGCTTCCAACGCTCATTTTCGGCGGTCCGGTAAGCCATATTGATTTCAGACCGAGCCAACCGGATAGAACGGTATTCACAATCTTTTAGATGTTCTGCACTTCCGTACTTCTCTTTGTAGTCTTTTTGGAGCGATGGAAAATCAAGGAGGTGTTTGGATATTTGCTTGCTTAGGGCAACGGCACTTGTTCCTTTCTGAATAGCACAGGAGATGGCGGCTTCCAGTTCCTCCTTGTAAACGGTGGACTGTTGCCAGAGTTTAGCCGATACATCAAACCCTCTGTCCCTGCGGTTCTGAAATGCTTTCAAAGCATCAGAATTGGTTTGATAGAGAACTTTGTACTTTTCTTTATCAATAGTGGCGGTATAGGCTTTCAGAACCTTGTCAGCCATCAAATCTTGTACCTCATTGCTATTCTTCCACTCATCAGAAGTACCACGATAGATAACAGACCGAATATCATCTACGAACTGAGCTTGAATGTCCGCAATAGACTTCTTGGTTTGCGGATAGTCAGAAAACTTGAAGACAGTACCAATGTCGGCATCATATTCAGTATTCAATGCAATCTTTGCGGCTTCCAGATTAAGAGTATCGTATATCTGCTCAACAAGGGCAACATATCTGTTTAGCCGGCTGTTGAGTTCCTGATATTTCTTTTTCTGATTCGGGATCTTAGGCTTTGACATATTGGTCTGTTTTTAATCTGTTTTCTGAGATAGTCAAAAAAATACGGGGATAAGACAAAAAAGGTTGTTCTATTTTTAAGATTGGCTCATTTTTGTCTTGAACTTGTCACATACGTCACGATTAAGAAAGCGACTGGAAGTAAAAAACGGGCAACGGCACATGAAGAACTCACCTTTCAAGTTCTTCTCGTGCCGGTCATATGAATGTGCACAATCCCTGCAACGGTATGAGGACATGTTGGAAGGTGTCGTCTTTTTTGCCATGATGTTTATTCCTCAATCCTGTCAGGGGCGGGCATCTCCAGCAGTCTGATAGCCTTGATCGTTTTTCTACCTTCTAAAATAGCCTTGCATAATCTATGGTACCCATCTGCTATTTGTCCTACTTCATCCAATATAATAGGGTAGTCTAAAGAACAATCACGAACACGTTTGCATTGAAAGATGAAGCTATGAAGCTGGCTGCACTCAAATGGCTCAACAGTCAGGTCTATATTCCACAGTGGCATATCACGTACTGGGTATTCCTTTGCTTTCGCAAAATCATAAAGTGTCCGGGCTTTCCAGATCTTGTTCCCACGGAGATATTCGCTTTCAGCGAAAGTCATATTATCTATTGGTACTTTCATGTTATTTACTTATTTAGCAAGGTGCGCCAACGTTACAGACATCCAACGCACCCGTTACATTTTCTACACGTGGCAGATAGTCTATTGAACAATCTCCCAATCATCGGCAAACACATCGCTAATAGACGGAACCCATGAATCAGCACGCCCAGTGTTCTCGTTGTAGATAAGACACTGGCTTGTATAGTCAATAAATCCCTTACCTTTCAGAATAAGGTCTTTTGCCGATTGCGGAAGAGATTGCATCTTTGGAATAATGTCGCTATCTATATGAGCTGGAACCTGTTTGAATACCATTAATCCTTTCCCGTTCCATCCACTTCTACGAATTGGATAACCTGCTTTGAGAGCCATAATAGCCATGCCAAAATTCATCTTTCGTACTTTTGCGCCATCAGATCCTTGCATACGCTGTATGCGAGTATCAAGAAGCCGAATATAGTCGAACATAGTATAGCACTGCATTTCCAGTAAACACTTGTTGTATATATCATTAACGACTTCATCCATTTTCCCTGAATCTATGAAAATGGCCAACTTTACATATCTTCCATTGAGTTCTTCGGCTTCTATCTGCATACGGTCAACTGGTGTTTCGGCAATATTATACGCCTTTTCAAACGTATCTTTAGGACTCCAGCTTTCATATCCATCTTCATAACGGACATGATAACCCTCATCATCAAAATTTTCCGTTGACGGTTTTTCTCTAAGAAGATGTTTTCCCCACGCATCACCTCTTGTCATAGGTTCTGCTTCAATCTGTTTTGTTCCAATATACTTTTTCATATATCTGTAGTAATTTAATTATTCTCCAGGAGTATATGTACCGGTAATAGAGGCAGTGCTGTCATCGGTCAGAGTCGCTGTGCCGGTAATGACTGTACCTTTGATAGTCAAAGCTATTGATTTGATTTTTGCACCGGCATCGCCTTTATCTCCTTTGGGCCCAGTTTGTCCCTGTTCACCTTTATCACCTTTGGCGCCAACTACACCTGTATCTCCTTTCTGCCCTTTGAGGTTCTTAAAAGCGAAATTCAGCTTGCCTTCTTTCATTGTTACATCCACAGAAGGTGTACCTACATTTGCATCAACGCTGGCGGTTGCCCAGGTTACGGATGAGCCATTACCACTCGCTTGAGGTAATACAATCATCTTAGCGGCAGTAACAGCGGTAGTACTGACAATGCGAATCATCATCCCGGCAGGTACACAAAGGTCGATTACCCGCTGATAGGGACCGTGAAGTGGAATCGCATCATAGGCACTTGGTTCCATTTCAGGCATGTGCCGGTAGATTTTTAGCGGTTCAACATTTCCGTTGTCTATTTGAATTACACAATTGCCTTCAGAGGCGAAATCTGCGACAAATACGCCTTCTTGTTCTTTAAATACAATATTTTTCATATTTCCCATATTTGTTATTTACTATTCGGCACCTTCAAACAAGTTGTTCATCCTTGCCTGTCGGTCCGCTTTGTTTTCTTTTTGAATCTGGTTTAATGTTCCTTTGGGATCATTGGAGTAACCTGCCATTTCGATGGATTCAAGCTGGCTGAATATCGCTTTGCCTCCATTCCCTTTCATACATCTGTTAATCAGCGCGTCCTCATCATTCTGAATAAACGGAGTAATGACATGCTCAACTTCTATATTGTCAATCTCATCAGCCCATGAAGTATTCATCATTTTCAGAAATTCTTTGATGACATTACACTCCCGTTCAAAGAACTCTATCCAGGCACCTGACTCATCCCCGATTTTCAGATGGGCGTCAGACAATATCATTTGTCTGGCATCAAAACCTATGTTACCAAGACTTTTCATGTTTTCGAAAGATAGGTCTGGCATCTGGGCCTGCATGAAGAAAAGCTTGAGCAATGTATCCACATGATATTTCAGGGCTTCTATGGCCTGGGTCCATGAAACATAAGCTATGTCACCGCCATTCTTTAGACGGAACAATCTGCGGGCCTCTCCCTTGTCCTCGTCACCGACAAGTTCGCCTGTCACTTTCAATAAGGGGGCGGAATTGTAGGCTATCACGTCTGAGTTACGGGAGAGCGTGTATTCAATTTCCTCACGGATATGCTCTAGTCCATGAAAAACAGGAGCGGGGCGGTATGCATAAACTCCGGGAATCTTTTTGAGGATAATCCTTTCGGGATCTGTAACAGCAATCCAGCTGGCTTCCCCCTGTTGTTTCCACTTGTAATGACGGTCAGCGGTATATGTCTCAAAGAAAGTGACCTCCTTATCCTTTATCTTCTTCTTATATTCGAAGGACATGGCGATCATGTCTCCCCACTCGTCAAACAAGGGATATAATCTAACCCCGTCCATCGGCGAGTATGTCTTGCTTTTCAGCTTATACTTGCTGTTGAATCCGTATAGTGTGTTGGGTCTCTCTACCACATACCAGATGGTGAAAATTTCACAGGATGCAAAATAGGCATTGCCACGTCTGATGTTTTCGGAATCTATACGGGCATATTTATAGATTGCTTCAATAGCTTTGGTTATCTGCTGGCGTTTTTCATTTTCTTCCGTATTATGGTAGACACGTCTGACGGGAATAGCGAAAGCGAATTCCGTAATACGTTTCACAAGCAGTTTCTCCAGGCCAAGATGAATACGCGAAGCCGGCTCGACTCTTCCATCAGATTTTATTTTGTCTTTACGAGAAAATTTATCAGTTACAATTTTATGTCTGGAAGGATCGTAATCTTTCAGCGACTTGCTCCATTCCGGCACATCTACTGATTTTTCTTTCAAATCACTGATAATGTCAGAAACAGGTCTTGTACTGTCAAGGATTGTGGTAATTTCGTCCATTGTTATACTGTTGTGTGGTGCAGCTTCGCACCGCTTGTTTTTTATTTGGATAGGAATTTATTCACGAAATATACTTGTCCTTTGCCGGTTACTTTGGTCGTGGTCGTGACAAGCATGGTACCATCCGGCTTGTTGATAGTGGTTTGCTTCAGCTCAAAAAGTCCCAATTTCATAGATTTCTGCGTCGGCTGATTGTAGTAGTCACCCTTTTGACAAAGATAACCATTCTCGCGCATCCAGCTAAACAAACGGTTCTGACCGATATTCACCCCATTTTGTTGTAATATTTTAGCCAGTTAAGCAATTAAACAAGAGCGATGTGAAGTTGAGACAGCATCAGCAAAAAGGACTTTAGGAGCATCTTGCTGAATTTTCTGCTCGGCAACTTCTGCTTTTTGTTCGGCTTCAATACGTTTTTGCTTTTCTTCTTTTAAATTGGTGGCAAGCTGAATCAAAAAATCAGGTGAGGTCAAAGCCTTTTCAAGTGTTTCGTTGGTCATGTATGCGCCATGCTTGCGAATTGAAGGCAAAACTTCACTCGTCACCCACTTACGAAATGGCTTTGCCTTTTCGCTGTCACTGCGAATTATCACATCATATAAACCGCTTTCGGTTATAAATGTAACTTGTTGATTTCTACCTAACGAATCTATGGTGTCCATTTGGCGGACATCATCTTCTTCAAGCCTTGACCTGACATTTCTTGCGTTAGCAATGCCTATAACACCGCACACATCTGCCAAGCAAAAGAAAGGTTCGTTATTCTCACTCATTGCAATTCTTACCTTTCCGAATTGCTCATTCTCAAAAATTTTAATTGTGTTCATAATGTAGTTCCGTACTCCTTCATA